TGATCGAGTGTCTCTAAAATCTACAACTATGTTAGTTATACCTCGCGTTTCTCCTGTCGCTGGTCCTGCGCCTAGAGTAGCGTCAACAGGATTTGTAATGATTTTAGAATCAAACTTTTTACCAACATAAACGTGGGTATAACCTGCATGATTAGTTAAATCTACTTTGTTTGCAGAGTTAACAGTAAATGAACCCAATGAATCAATATTAGTGCCATCGAAGCCAAGCACATCTACAACATCATTATGAGTATACAAAGGGCTGACAGTAGCTAAACTAGACGATACAGAAACATAAACATAAAAATCTAAACCAATGTTTTCCCTTAACTCACATAACTGTAATTTATTTTCACTATCGTAAGCATTTACAAAAATTCTGTCTTCAATAGCTACAACAGATGAAAACAAACCATTGGTTGTAAATGTTGTCCATGCTGCTCGTTTCTCAACTCTGTTCGAAGAAAACACAGCAAGGTCGCCATTTGTCAAAGTCATTGCCGCATAAGAATCTGGCAAATTAAATGTGCTATGCGATACAGCTAGGTACTTGGGAGGACTCTCGAAAATGTCACTAGCTATTGTTGAAACAGGAACAGAGGTATAGGCATCTTCTGAGTCGGTATAAATATATTCCCTTATAATCCTGCCATTTGACTGAGCAAATATAGTTGCACCATCAACAGACACTGGAGTTACAAATGAAGTGCCATAAGGTGTTTGCTGCCTTATTTGTGCATTCGTTGGTGTTGTTGCTTGATTTAAATAAGTAGGAACATACAGTTCGGCACTGTTAGTAAATACTTGTAGATCTCTATTAGAAACTAAATATCGTATTTCATTTACTCTGCCAGTTGCAGCAGTTAAAATAATAGCATCTGTATCAGCACCTTCATCTACATCGTGATTAAAATACTGACCAATCTTAGACATAAAAATTGTATCTGGTTCAGCAAGAGTTCCACCAAAAACTAACCTGTTTTCGTGAAAAGCAACAGCCGCTGGATATCCTCTTATAGCAGAAAAGGCTTGCTCATCCCATTGGTTTGTTGAGCCAGAAGCCCTTATAACAACTCTACCGCCGCCATCCTCTGAAGAGGTAGCGGCTGCACCTGCTGTTACAGTGTAGGTGTTTTCATCAATTATAGTTCCAACCTGTCTTAATCCTTGGATATTTGCTGAAGAAATACCACCAGTTGCTGCCGCAGTATCAATTTGAATTTGTTCATTGCCGCCATAACCATGATTTATATGAGTAAGTTCAAAAACAGTTGAGCCTTCTCTTGTTCTAATTGGATTCAAAACAGACAAGTTAGTAGTTAATGAATCAATAATACTGCCAGTAACTGCTTGTGAATTTGTAAATCCAGTTATCATTACTTCATTTTGTTGGAATCTTATTTTAACGCCAACATGCGCTGCTGTAAAATAAGGTGCGCTTGTTGAAAAAGTAGTGCTACCAGAAAATGCACCTGCTGTTAATTGTATGCTTGTATCGTGAAAGCTACTGTATGGTTGAAAAGTTTTTTTAGCATCTTGTCGAGTATCAAAAGAATATGTCTGAACCTCAAAAGCAGTTAAGCTTGTTCTAATTAACAATCTTGGCATAAACAATGGATGGCATATCCACATAACATCGCCAGATTGAGCGAATGTATATTGCTGTAAATAGTCTCTATCAAATGGCAAAGCAGCACTGCTTGTGTCGGCAGTAATTGTTGAAACTAAAGTAATAGTAGTCGCATCTTCAACACGAAAACATCTTACCTTTTGATGCTCTACAGAAATAATATACTCTTCATTATTATCAAAAATAAACGGCATAAGGTGTGATTGTTCTGGATACGAAGAATTATATGTTAAAGAATAATCATATATATGCTTCATGCCGTATCGTTTTTTTACACCGCCTTCAGCCATTACTACCATGTTTTGTAATGATTGCGCTGACCCTGCATAAACAGGACTGTCTGTACGCATTGTTAGAGAAGCACTCGCTTCACCATACTGAAAGCTGTTTTGTGCAACTCTTACTTTTTGCATTAACTACGCCTTTGTGCAATCAATCGTGATGTGTTCAACTTTATAGTTGTTTGTTGTTGTGAGTCTAGTCTTCTTGCTTGAGCCATATACATCATTGCTTTTTGCTCCATAAGTTCTGCAAGTTGAGCATCTCTAGCTAAAGAGATAGCAAAAGCTCCTGCAATCATGTGTTGTAAAGCAATAGTAAAATATGACGGAAAATCGTTTTCTAATGCTCTGTAATTATAATCAGCAACAACTTCATCTGCTGATGCAGCATTGCAAAACACCTTATCACCATAAGTATTATATTTAATCACATTGTCGTTAACTGTTAAAGCGTGAACCATAAGTGAAGAAGTAGGTAATTGGTAAGCAGCTTCCCATCGACCTGTTGGTTCACTTGTTAATCTATTTAATACTGCTTGATCTGAAGCAAAACGCCATCTTGTATTAGTTAATGCCGTTCTAACAATATCTTCGTAAACTGCGTTTGCTACTTCTGATTCTGTTGTTCCATCAGTAAATGATTGTATCTCATTGCCACCAATAAGAATAGAAGCCCTTGAGCATATTTTAATAGCTGTATCTGCAACTGTTGGCATAGAAAGTTGGGGGCCGAAGCCCCCATCCCCTTATCTTGAGTCTGTCGCGCTGACGGTTGTACCATCAGTAACATCTACCGCAGTAGCTGTAGCCGCATTAACATAAAGTATTTTAATAACAGGTGTACCACCTGATGCTGTAACAGCTAAAATTATGTCATTTACTTTAAACATAGAAGCTGAATCATTAAAATAATTTGCCGCATCCACAGTTGCCGCAGCATCTGTTGTGGTGTAGTGCCATAGTGAAACACCAGAACCACCAGCCAAACGAGTTAGTCCACTTGCGCTATAAGCCATATTCTAACCCTCCTAGTTATTATCTAATAGTTCATAGACACCTTCGCTATCAATAACGACGGAACCCATAGACATCATAGATGTGGTTAAGTGTGAAACTTTTTCAGCAATGTAATTAACTTCTGTTGTTACATCAGAGTTAATTCCAAGCCCAATAGCAGTTGTGTGATAAACAAAGTTCTTACCACCAGCTACAGCAGATGTTGAAAAGATCTTGAAGCCCAAGAACTCTTTCATTGTCATGCCGCCAGCAAAAGGTAAGTTTTGATCACCAACAAAGTCACTTGAAGCAAATTCGTTTATAGCAAACAAATCAGCAAACCCAGCAGGAGACATTGCGATATAACGCTGTCCGTCTTCTGGAAGATCTGCGTTGCCCATTGTTTCAAAAGTTGACAATAGATCTGCTTTTTCAACAGCAGATGATGTATCGTGAAGCTGAGTTGAGTTAGCACCAGCATCCATTGCTGTTGTAATAATCTCATCAGTTTTACGACCCAAAGCAGCAGCAGCAGATTGAGCAACAGCTTGACGTTCGTTAATATTAATTTTCAACTCGTCAAGTTTGTCAATATACTCTGGTGCATAGTAGTCAGCCATAGTGACTTCTACGTTAGTGTGTGCAAGCTCCATTGGAGTTACATTACCATTTCTGGATTTTGTATTTGCTGTGCCTTTTCCAATTACTTGGAATCTCGCAGTCGAGCCAGTAACATTGGTAGTACGCACTGTGTTCCGTAACTTAGAACCCATACGCTGATACGCCATGTGTACTTCTGTCTCGAACTGTTTGATAAAGGCTTGATCGATTGTATTAGCCATTTTTTCAGTCCTAAATTGAAGTTTCTGGTTACTACGAGTGTCCGTTTTTCGACTTCAGTTTGGGTATCCTTTCGGGCCAATCAGTGTATTACGGGTCGTTGTGGTTCATCATAAACACAATTTTTATCTAAATTACAATAAATAAATTCATAATACTTATTTTCACCAACTGTAAAAACGCCAACAGTTTCAAAACCAAGCCATGTTGCCCACTTAATCATGCCCTCATAATCGCCAAGAATAGTCATACTTACTTTAGGATGATAGCCAGTTAAATATTCAAGAAGCATTTTAGATCCTCTTGCAAGAAGCATATAGTTATCAAAAGCTTTTTCAGAAAACATTGCAAACATTTGAGGAATATCTTGGTCTTCATTAAAAAAAAGGCCGCCTGTCATAATGATCGGGCCGCCTTCTCTTTTAACTACATATGCTTGAGCTTCGTGATACATCTTGGTTAATGCCTCATTTATTGAGGGATAACCTAATAATATTAACTCTCGCCTATTTTCTTTAGAAAGATTATTTTCAATTTCTTCAATGTGATAAGAGTGTAAACAGGTAAGGTAATAATCTCCTCGCCTAATTATTCTCGGCTCACTTGTAGATCTGTTGATATCCTTCTGTGACTTGTTTAACAAAGTGTGGATCTCTGTCTTTCCAGTATCTTGGGTCATTCATCATCTCCCTCAATTCTTGCTCAGTTGGACCAGCAACAGGTTGACCACTATCAGAGAATGAACCATCTTTCATTTTCTCCATAATAGTTTCCATAACCATTACACCATCAGCAGTTTGAAATAACCTTTCTATTGCTGGAAGTTGTTCTTCTGAAAACATTTTATGAGCAAACATTGAAGCAGCTTCTACTCTAGCGTTTGCATTATCTCCAAGTTTAGCTTCTTCTGCATCTATATCAGGAACATTTTTCATCATTGCTTCGGCATAAACATTTATACCCTTTTCAAATTCTTCCTGACTAAATCCATTTTCAAAAGAATGATTAGCCCACCATTGAAATAATTCATTGTCGGTTGCAGATTCAGAATCAACATTTTCTGGTATCTGATAATCACCAACAGTTTCTGGTCGCTCGCTAAAAGCTTCGCTCTGTATTTCTTCTATAATACTATTACGAATATCTTCTTCTTTAGTGCCTAGCTTTGACTCAAGTTCTTTATAAGCCTTAGCTAAATCCTCACCAGAGTTATATTTTTCTGGCAACCATTCTGGTCGATCACTTGTTGTTTCTGTTTCTTGCACATCAGCTTCTGTTACAAAATCTCTCCCATCAGCTTGTGCTACTTCAACTGCTTCTTCCGTACTCATTTGTTTTTACTCCTATGTGCATGTTGAATCCTTTGTTCGAGGAGGCCAACAATATATCTTTGACCTTCGATATGACGTAATTGCTCTGTAGAAACATTAGGGCCATGAACCAATTCAATAGTTATTGATCTTAAATATTTAATTACTTCTGCACCTGTTGGTGTTTTAAATACTTCAGCAACATTTTGACTTATCTGCCGTTCTGTTTGTTCATTACGTTGAACCCCATCTATCCCTAAAGACGGTAGTTTTTTAGTTTGCAACTTGCCCTCCC